CGGCTCTTGTGTATAAACTGTTGATACTGATCCATTAAATATTCTCCTCTGCAACCATTACGGTTAGTTTGTTTAGATACCATGTAGCTTTCTGTAGGTCTTCCACTTGCTTGCCCTTGTAGTCATAGCGCCATAAGTATTTCAGGCAGTTGCCCTTGAGATACCCTTTAAACGCTACTGAGGACATGGACTCTTCTATTGCCTCAATACACTCAATGTTGCCTGTGTTATAATGCTTGGGTTTATTAACTACATCCTCAAGCTCGTTGTCCGCTATGTCATGGTAGGCTTTCATGGCTTTGTCTATTGAAGGTACGATAGCAGGATGTTCTTTACGTAGTCTATCCCACTCAGCAGGTGTTGCGTCATTAAGTCTCATCAATCATTTCCTCATCTCTAAAGTCTTCCGCTATTTCATCAAAGTTTCTGATAAGCCTATGTTCAAAAGCTTCTAACAAATCTTTAGTGCTTATGTCCAGTAGTTCTAGGACTAACAACTCATCTACATTTATTATAATCTTTTCTTTAAGTTCTTCAAGTGTTAAGGACATGGCTTCTGCTTCCCTTTAATATACTTTGTCATTTCCTTTGCTGTGTCAACCGTGTAGTGCTTAAAGTTATTCTTCTCACACCACTCGCCCATTGTAATCTTACCGCCTTTCCTTACCTTCTTGCTTGGGTTGCTTAGGACAAACACTAGTTCCCAGTTGTCGAGACTATCTCGCACCGCTGTATACTTCTGTGTATCTCCTGCCCTAAAGAACCCTTTGCACTCTATCAATACCTTCTTGTCTTCATGCACAAAGTCCGGTATGTACTTCCTGTGTGTCGTGTAAGGTAAGCTGTAAGGCTCAAACTTATACTGACTGTCTAACTTCTCTGATAAGTTTTTCTCAAGTCCTGATCTAAAAGATGCCATTAAGTTCATCCTCTATAGTCAATCTGTGAAAGCTGTTCCAGTTACGCCTCATGTATAGCAAGTTCCAACATACCTCTAGCCTGTCCTGCCAATCCTCAGGGTGAGCCTTTTTCCATGCCTCTTGTACCTTAGCAAGCATCTCAACAGCAGGAACTTTTGCCAATATCTTCTCTGCTGTCTTAATCCCTACACCTACAAGCCCTTGAATCTTATCAGTAGAGTCACCAGTAAGCATTTGTAAACACATCTTGTAGTGACCTTGTTCTTTACTTGTGTGGTATAAAGTTTCTTTGTTAAAGTTATAATGCCAACCTTCTACCATGTCAATGTCTTTATCTATGTGAGCTATGACAAAATGTTCCTCAGCGTCCAGTGCTTCCTGCGCCCAGATACTTACTATGTCATCTGCCTCACACCCATCTGACTTATGGTGGCCTAAGCTGTAGGCGTACTCATTAATTGCCTTACGCCTTTCCGTAAGCCTAGGATCAGGGTCTTCTTCGCCTTGTTGTTTTCGGTTGTTCTTATAATCCTCAGCTATCTCATAACGAAAGTTACCTGAGCCTTTGATAGCTACGAACACTTCACTACTGCAAGTGTCCCACCCTATCTTCTCTATCTCCTCATCGTAATATTTCTTAGCTGTCCCTAAACTAATGTCCTTCATTGCTATCCGATAGATAATTGAATCAGCATCAATAAAGCATTTGTCAAAGGGCTTACCTTTTGGTTTAGTGTTCATGTATCACTTCCAATATCAGTTCGTTAGCTACAGCATGTGGAATTCTAAACCACTCGTTAATGTTGTCACACTCTTTGGCTAGTCTTGCGTGTGCCGCAGCTTCCCCTGCTCTCCTGTCGTTTACCTCATAAGAGTACAGTAAAGTATAATCTCTGAAGGGTGAAGACGTTTGGTAATTCTTAATCCTATCCATAGCGTCTACTGCCATCCCTACCTTTACCCAACCTTCCCAAGCAGGGTTCGTGATTATATACACCTGACCCTCTGGACTAGTATCGTAGTTTGCTAAAGAACTAAAGGCCGCTTCCTCAAACCCTTTGTACTTTCCTGCTTTGTACAGGGGGTGTGTCTTAGGTACATATTTGCCATTGACAAACATTCTGGAGGTATTCTTTTTATTGTGAGATTTAACTCTACGTCTACCTCCATCTGCTTGACCAACGTACCACCACTCACCATCCTCATAAATACAGTTCTTGTTAGTGGGTGTCTGCCCAAGTGTTTCCGACTTTGTAATCACCCTCAAGTGGGCAGTTGAGTTTGTAGTAGAGTCCTGCGGCTTGCATACAACTTGTGGCAAGTCTCCCAAAGACATCTGATTTCCCTGCTCTAACTTCCGTTTGGATTTCATCATGTATATTACCTATAAAGTTATAGTCTATACCCCATAGTATAGCATATTCGTCAAGTAAACACAACGCTTTCTTCATTACAATCGCACCTGCTGACTGCAATAAAGTGTTCAATGCCGCGTGTGCTGATCGTACATAGACCCTTCTTTTATCCAATCCAAGAACATAGCCTCTTCCAGATGCCACTCCAACTCGTTCTCGTAATCTTCCAAGAGATGGCGTATTTGCAAGGAACTTTTCCTTAAGTCGTTTACCATCAACTGCAGTTCCCCCAACGATACTTCCGATTTTTGCGTCCCCTGCTCCATATAGGAAAGCGTATATAAAAGTCTTTGCTTGATCTCTAGTTTCAAGGCCCGCAGCCAACTGGTTTGCCGTGTGAATATCTCCGTTGAGTACTTCATTTGTATAACCCTCGTCATTCATATAGTGTGCTAACATTCTAAGCTCTAGCTGAGATGCGTCCATACCTACCAGTTTGTAACCTTCTGGCACAGTCCACACATCTCTGCACTCTCTGCCGTAAGGTGAATACACTGCCGGAATCTGTCCCATGTTCGGACTACTATGGGTCATGCGGCCTGTCACAGCACCGTTGGAATTAACGTACCCATGAACCCTGCCGTCATCCTTAACTGCCTCTAGCCAACTCTGAACCTGTGCTATGCGCTTCTGTAGCATAAGGTACTCACCTATCAACGCGGCCTCCGGTATGTCTTTGACTGCTCTAAGCACTGCCTCATCAACAATAGGTTGTCCTGTCTCCGTGAACTGCTTAGGCTTCCAACCGTAGTACTGTAGGTGTCTGCCTATCTGCTGTCGTGAACCTAGATTAAACACTGGGAAGTCTATGCGGCTAAAAGGTGCTATAGCTGTTTCCCACTGCTCTCCTAGGAACTTGAGTCCGACAATAGAGATCGTACCATCTTTCTTAATCTTTGGTGTGACTTGTTTAATAAAAGTTGGCAGTGGTTTAAAAACTTCATGCACTTTATCTTCAAGGTCATACTTCTTCTCCTTTAATTCAGCTAACAATAAAAAACATTTCTCTTGGTCTAAGAGCCAACCTGTTTTAATCTGACTTGAAATAATACCCTGTACTTGATGCTCGAGATTAATGCATTCAGGCTCAAAACCCTTAAGCTCAGAAAGTAATCTCTTGTACACCAACGTATTAACTTTAACATCCTGTACACAATACTCCAACATATCATGCGAGAAATTATCCCAATCATTATAATCACCTTTTGGTTGGTTCAGTGTCTGTCCCCAACTCTCTAAAGAATGTCCACCGTCCCTTGAGGGATTCGCTAGTCTTGATAGGACTAGGGTGTCCGTAATCTTACATTTGCTAAAATCAGTACCTAATAACCTCTCCAACACTGGTATGTCATAGCCAATTATATTATGACCTATCACTTCACAGTTATCAAAGCCCAGAAGCCACTCATTGAAGTCAAATAAACTGAAGCCATGAAACTCAAAGAACTCTTCAGTGCCTACAATGTGAGCAACGATACACCACACCCTATCAGGGTTTAAACCGTTAGCCTCTATGTCAAATACTATTTTCATTAAAACTCCTCACACACCCCATGATTCACGAACTCGCCATGTAGTTTCTCTCGCGCTTTATGTATTACTGTTGTAGCTTCAAGCAGGGTGTTATAAAGACCATAGCAATGCCTCTTCCCATTGTACTTTATTTGCACGCGCCACTTGCTGCTTTCAGGGAACCAAGTAACGCCTTTCACGCCTGATGTGTTATCCTTTCGCATACCTGAGTTACACTGGTTCTGTGAGGGAGTAGCAGGTCTCAAGTTTTCTATGCGGTTGTTTAGCTTGTTGTTATCAATATGATCCAAACACGCGGGAAGAAAACCGTGGTGCATTAAAAAGATTATGCGATGGTTACGATACTTAACTCCTTCAATAGTGGTTAATAAGTAGCCACTTCCGTTTACTGAGCCAGCTTTGTCTCCTGCTTTGGCGGTGCCTTTATTGACTTTACGAATAAGATCACCAGTTTCCTTGTCATATCTAAACAACTTGTTTACTAAATCTAAATTTAACTCTTTCATATTAAAACTCCGTTTCGTTACCTACTGGACAACTGGTTTCTATCATTCTACCAGACTCCTTATCATAATACAGGTAACAGGCTAACCCTGTCAAGCCCACGAACCTATTTTTTAACACCCTTACTCCAGTTGTGTTACGTGTCTCAGGGTCTGCGTGTTGCTGATCTCGCTCTAAACCAATAACTATGTCGCTAAGTTGCGCGATTGCCGCTGAACCTCTGAGTTCTCCCAAGCTGATCTTACCGCCATCTTCATGTGCCTTTGAGCCGCTAGGTCTACGCAAGTGTGATACTAAAAATAGCCCTACACCTGTCTCTTGTACTAGCTTACGCAAATTGGTCATAATGCTGTCGATAGCTTTACGTTCGTCACCGTTGTCCTGATCGCTGACCACGATGCTGAGGTGATCCAAGATGATCCACTTGCAGTCCAAACCTTTAGCCATGTAACGTATACGGCCTAACAGGTTGTCCTCGCTCGTAGAACCCCAGTGATCAAACATATAGATACGTCCTGAGCCTAGAGTCCTGTCCCAATAACCCTTCTTCTCTTCCTGTGATACCGTCTTGTCGAGGTGAAGCTGCTTGTTAGCCTCTATGGACATGATGCCTAACGCTGTCTTAGGTATGTCCTCCTCTAACGCTAGGATACCAATGTTGTCCTCCGTAGCACCTAGCAGATAATGCTCTAGTTCTCTGACTATCTGGGACTTGCCCATGCCTGAGCCTGACGTAATGGTGACTAACTCCTTAGGTCTAAAGCCATGGGTAAACTCATTAAGACAAGCCCAGGGATAGTCAATTGACTTCACGTTGGACTGCTTAATAATCATGTCCCAAGTCTCATTACCTGCCACGATACCGTCAGGCTGATAGGTCTTAGCGTTCCACCACTCCTTGACAAAATCCTGCACCTTACGAGCCTTGAGCATGTCCCCTGCATCCTTCATGGGCAGTGTGACGTTCTTAGCCTTATTGGGGGTGAACAAGTCCAGTACTGACCTTGCGGCCTCTTGTCCTGCTTTATCATTGTCAAAGCATATGATCACATTGTCGAACGTCTCAAGCCACTCAAGATTAGCCTTGATGTCTTTAGCCGCACTAGCCGCACCTGACCTAATGGATACTACAGGCCACTTACCGTCAAACATCTCATTAACTGCCAGAGCGTCTGCCTCTCCTTCTACTACTGTTATGTACTTGCCGCCTGACTTGAATGCTTGCTGACCAAAGAGTCCTGCATTGTCAAAGGAGCCTGTCGCATAAAATTGTTTGTTCTCTACTATACGTACCTTAGTCCCTGTAGCCACGCCTGTATCTTTATCGTGGTAAGGGTAGTGGTGCTTGGTAATTGTCCCATCAGTACCGTACTCAACTGTGACACCATACCGCTTGGCTGTCTCTTGGTTGATTCTACGATCAGGGATTGCCGCTATTACACCTGTCATCTCTAATATCCTTGTAGGCTTATTGTTGCTTGCTAATTGACTGATCTGTCCGTTGCCATGTTCATAATGACCACAACCACCCGAAAAACAGGTGGCGTGGCCGTCTGAATAACGAGCCAGATTGTCGGATGAACCACACGATGGGCATGGTTCATGTCTAACAAAGGTTGACTCGACTGACATTAAAACTCCTCACCATCGTCTTGCTCTGCTACCTCTAAGACCTTGATCTTGTTAAGGTAGGTGCTAGTGCCATGTACTGGATGCGGTGCGCCTGATTCTGCCCACAGTAACCGTACCTTAGAGCCACGACCAATCCGACCAGTAAAAGGCATACCTTCTTTGTCATAGACAGGTACGTCATACTTGGTGCTGAACTTCCGTTGTTTGACTCCTTCATACTCTCGCATCTTAACGCCTAAGCCTGATAGACTACTAGCGGTGTCCTCATCGACACTAATTACGACTGAGTATTTACCTGTGGATTGACCCTGATACATCTCGTGGGTGTCTAGGTTCTCAAATGCTAATGTTCCTTCTACTACTGCCATAGTTACTTCCTCGCTTGTTATGATACTTAAGTATCGTTTGGTTAAACTTTAATTATAATCTTTAAAATATTCCTTTGCTTCTTAAGTATATTATACTGCTAATTGATTGACCTGTCAAGCACCAATTCATCTAATTTTATTTCAGTGCTTGAATCGTTCCACGCATCTTGCATTGCATCCATTGAATACCTAGCACAAACATTGCATAGGTCTAAATGGTGTCCGGTGTTGTGGTCAATACGCAGAAGCTCGTATTGGCTCAGAATAGTATCACATGCTTTGCATCTGCTCATTTAAATACCTCCTTATACTTCTTTGTCATATTCTCATATGAATTATTATAATACTCATCCGTCATCTGCTTGGTTACTCTCGCCATTAGTTCAGAGAGAGGCATACAGTATACCTGATACTCTATAAGCTCATTGACCATGTTCTGTGCCTCTGGCTCTATCCACTCACTAGGCTCATACTCATAGCCTATTAGTTCCTCTTTAATCTTGCTCATATACTTGTCCAAATGTGATTAATATGAACGGTAAATATAGCATTAAGCCCATGAAAGGTAAAGCCCCTACTTCCTCCGTCTGTTTGTCCACTGTCCACACTGCGCGACTATCTGCAATTTCTAAGAACACCCCACAACCATTAATAAGTTCTATGGTTAAATGTCTATTAAATATCAACATCTTTTTTGCTCCTTTAGTTTAAAACCATTATAAAAATACATTATCCAACATTTAGCACAATAGTGCTGTTTTTGCTCTGTTATCTTTGCACACTCCCCACACTGACACTTAGTCATGGTTTGCCCCTGCGTGGTACATTGCTTTGGCTTTGAGGGACGCAATAGCCGCGTCAATCTCCCATTTTTGCATTGGCTCATATTGATAACTGTCTTCCAGTTCTTCTTTAGCGTGTAGGTCGTCACCGTGTAGCCAATCCCGTGCGTCGTCATTCCAGTTATTCATAAATCACCTCAAATATTACAATAGTTTAAATTAAATCTGACTTGAACATGTACATAGCCGTCAGGGTAATTAGCATAAACGCTTCGCATTCCTTCCGCTATGTCTAATATTCTTTTGACAAACTCATCGCTTAAGTCTAAATCATTATGGAAAGCAAGCCTAGCAATTTGTTTGGTATCATCCTCACTTAGGAATGCATCAAAATATACTAGTATTTCCGCATCGTTTTGAATTGGATCATCACCACCTAGAACCGCAGGTAAATCTTTTGTCCATTTAGCACTCATAAGTCACCCCCAAGGACAACAACTGCCATTGTGTACACTATAAGGGCTACTACAGACGTTCCAACGCTTAAGAGTCCCCACCCTACCACATCGACTATAAACGTCTTACGCGCCTCTATGCGAGCTTCTCGCTTGTCCATCAATATCTTTGCTTTATTCATTTTTTATTCCTCTTATCGTGTTTTTCCTGAATAATTTGCTCTGACTCCCATACCGCATAGAAGCCGGATGCTATTAATAATATACTCATTACTGTCATTATGCTACCTCCTCATCTGGTATATAAAATATGATCTCAACTCGCGTACCCTGTAGATCAACGCTTTCCTCACGGTAATTACACGCTACATTTTCAGGCATTTGTGAAAGCCAGTGTGTAAATGCGCTATGTTCGTATAAGTCGTCAGTTTTCATGCTGTCACCTCATTAGTTAGGTTATCAATAAAACCTTGTGCTACTGCTTCAACATCAGACAGGACACCTTTTAACCAGTTATTAACGTGTTTTGTCGTGGTGACACTATATTTGGTGCTAGTCTTAACATATCGACCGCTTGGAAGCATTGCGGCCACTGGTGTCTCATAGCTAAAAAATACTACTGTACCGTTGATTAATAGTTCTGTTTGGTTGCTTCCTATTTGTTTCAGTTTCATCGTGGTGTTACTCCTGTTATGGTTAGTCTTTGTTGTCTTGATGGGTTCAGTATAGCGCCTAGGCTAACAATGTACAATGATTTAAACGCATGACCTTAATAAACTATATGCATCTAGTGCATAACCTACATGCTACCTTCTATCATGCGCGTGCGCGTAGCAATAACCATGCCAACTATTGTAGGGTTGTGTCATGCAAGAGTCATGCCAATGTTTACTAGTGTGTGCTATGGGTATCCACATGTACACTCACACTTGCCTCATGCAATACCCGTGCCAACTTAAGCACCATGCCCCGTGTATAACCTGTGTAGCCTGTGGATAACCTGTGTATAACTTATGTGTGCCTAAGCACAGGCCGCGTGTAGCCTGTGGATAACTTATGTAAAACCTGTGGATAACTTCGGGGGCGGGGGGGCGCGTGGCTGCTGTAGTATTGTTACTGTACCCTCCGGCATACAAAATAGTAGGAAATTAGGATTGACAACTGTATCCTCATGTGTACTGTAACCTTATGTAATACATAAGAAAACACAGGTCGCCCCTAGGGTTGACACAAGCAGTGCAAAGGGACATAAGAATAACTTAGATAATATAGTAAATAATGCTTGACTTCTGCTTAATAATATGCTATAATAACTAGTATACTAAAGAGATAAAGATAACCAAGCGCCTTAAGGGTACTTAAGAAAACTTTAAGAATTAACTTTAAAGAAATAATTAAAGTAAATACTAAAGCATACTTAAGTATACTTAAGATAACCAAGGGGTATATTTTGAGTAACGAAAAGCAGCCTGTAAAAAAGAAAGGAAGACCCAAGAAGAAAGATATTGTGTCAAAAACAACAGGCAATAGGAATAAGGTAGGTCGTCCTAAAGGTGATGCTTCAATCATCAACGACTATAAAGCTAGGATGCTTGCTTCACCTAAAAGTAGGAAGGTATTAGATTCTATATTGTCAGCAGCATTGGACGATGACCATAAGAATCAAGCAGCAGCATGGAAGCTATGTATGGATAGATTACTGCCTGTCAGTTACTTTGAGAAGGATAAGGCAACTGGCGGTAAGAGTGCAATTAATATATCAATTACTGGTGTTGGTGGAGAGACTACTATCATCTCTGGTAACGAACAAGAACCCATTGAAGGGGACTACACAGATGTATAATGTCAACAAAGATTTAGATTACTTTACTAGAGAAGAGTTTGCTTGTCAGTACACAGGCGAGAACGAGATTAAAGATACACTACTCTTAAAGTTAGATATGTTGCGTGGGCGCTGTGGGTTTCCTTTTGTCATTACTAGTGGTTATAGATCAGAAGACCACCCCATTGAAAAGAAGAAGGAGAGAGCAGGAACTCATGCCCAAGGTATTGCAGCGGACATTAAAGTCAGCAACGGAACACAGCGTTATAAGATTGTTGCAGAAGCTATTAAGATGGGCTTCTCAGGAATTGGAGTTGCTTCTAACTTTGTGCATGTTGACATCCGCAGCTTGGACACTAACGAGTCTCCTGTAATGTGGACGTACTAGTTGGCTGATTTAAAGGTTGAACTACTACCTTGGCAGCAAACAGTATACGAAGACAAGACACGCTTTAAGGTTATAGCAGCAGGTAGGCGTACAGGTAAGTCACGATTGGCTGCTTGGGCTTTAATACTTAACTGTTTGTCAGCTAAGAAGGGTCAGGTGTTTTACGTAGCGCCTACACAGGGACAGGCTAGGGACATTATGTGGCAGATGCTGCTAGAGCTAGGCAACCCTGTTATCTCTTCAAGTCATGTCAATAACTTACAGATCAAGTTTATTAATGGCGCACTCCTGACACTTAAGGGCGCGGACAGGCCGGAGACCATGCGTGGTGTCAGCCTTAAGTTCCTAGTCATGGACGAGTACGCAGATATGAAGCCAGAGGTGTGGGAGCAAATCCTACGTCCGGCTCTTGCGGATCAGAAGGGTGATGCAATGTTCATTGGTACGCCAATGGGACGTAACCACTTCTATGATCTATATTCATACGCAACCATTAGTGAAGATGAAACCTTTATAGGCTATCACTTTACAAGCTTTGATAACCCACTGCTAGACCCTGAAGAGATTAAAGCTGCTGAGAAGTCAATGTCAGCCTTTTCCTTCCGACAGGAGTTCATGGCATCCTTTGAGGCTCACGGTAGTGAACTGTTTAAGGAAGATGATGTCAAGTTTAGTGAAGATGAACCTAAAGACGGTGAGTTTTACATTGCAGTGGATTTGGCAGGTTTTGCTGACGTACAGAAAGTTACTACTAAAACAAATAGACTTGACCAAACAGCTATATCAGTCGTTAAAGCAGGTGTTAACGGTTGGTGGGTCGCTAATATCATACACGGACGTTGGGGCGTAGAAGAGACTGCCAGAAGAATCTTTGAAGCAGTTAGAGACTATGAGCCAGTAGCCGTAGGTATTGAGAAAGGTGCCTTAAAGAACGCTGTACATCCCTACCTAAACGATCAAATGAAGAAAAATCAACGGTTTTTTAGGATAGAAGAGCTTACACACGGTAATAAAAAGAAAACAGATAGAATTGTGTGGGCATTACAGGGTCGTTTTGAGCATGGCAACATAACATTAAACAAAGGAAAGTGGAACAGTCAGTTTTTAGACGAGTTATTCCAATTTCCTAACCATTTAGTCCACGATGACTTGATAGATTCATTAGCTTATATAGATCAACTTGCAAAAGTTTCCTATGCTTATGATTATGAAGACGAAGACTATGAATTCCTAGACAAATACGCAGGGTATTAACTATGTTAGAAAATAAAGATAATTTCTCTACAGAACAAGACCTAGAAGGTTGGGTAATGACTAAATGTGATGCTTGGAGAGATCACTATGAAGCTAACTACTCACAAAAGTTTGAAGAGTATTATCGCCTATGGCGTGGTATCTGGTCTGAAGAAGACAGAACACGCGCAACAGAGCGTTCTAGGATTATTACCCCTGCACTACAGCAAGCAGTAGAGTCCTCAGTAGCAGAGCTAGAGGAAGCTACCTTTGGACGTGGTAAATGGTTTGATATTAAAGATGATATACACGATCAAGATAGTCAAGACATTGAGATGCTACGTAAACATCTTGAACAAGACTTTAAAAAGAATAAAGTACGTAAAGGTGTAGCAGAGTGTCTTATAAACGCTGCTGTGTTTGGCACAGGAATTGCTGAAGTTGTATTATCCGAAGAAAAAGAAATGGCTCCTGCTACTCAGCCAGTTATGGGTGGTGAGCTACAGGCAGTAGGTGTAACCATACGTGACCGTACTTGTGTTAAGCTACGTCCTGTAATGCCACAGAACTTCCTTATTGATCCAGTAGCTACTGATATTGATTCAGCTTTGGGTTGTGCTATTGATGAGTTTGTTTCCTCACACTCAGTAGAGCAGCTACAGGAAAGTGGAGTATACAGGGACGTTGATGTTCAATTAGCGGCTACTGATTTTGATATTGAGCCGGATCAAGACTTGACTGTCTATAGTGAGGACAAAGTACGCTTAACTAAGTACTACGGTTTAGTCCCTCGTCACTTGCTTGAAGAAGCAATGAAAGATGAAGATGCAGAAGAAGAGGTTGTTGATTTAGACTCAGAAGAAGATTCTTCTTATTACGTAGAAGCAGTTGTTGTCATAGCTAACAGTGGTACTCTTCTTAAGGCTTCCGAAAATCCTTACATGATGGAAGACAGACCTATCATAGCATTCCCATGGGATGTCGTCCCTAGCCGTTTCTGGGGTAGAGGAGTATGTGAGAAAGGGTATAACTCTCAAAAGGCGTTAGACACTGAAATACGAGCTAGGATAGATGCTCTTGCACTTACTATCCACCCTATGATGGCAATGGATGCCTCACGTATGCCTAGAGGTGCTAAACCCTCCATACAGCCCGGAAAAACTATACTAACCAACGGCAATCCTTCTGAGATACTACAGCCATTTAACTTTGGTAATGTCAGTCAGATTACCTTTGCACAAGCGCAAGCCCTACAGACAATGGTACAGACATCTACAGGTGCTGTTGATTCCGGTGGTATATCAGGTGGTATTAACGGAGAAGCTACAGCTGCAGGTATCTCTATGTCCCTTGGTGCTGTTATTAAGAGACACAAGCGTACTTTAATTAACTTCCAAGAATCTTTTATTATTCCTTTTGTTACCAAAGCAGCTTGGCGTTATATGCAGTTTGAGCCTGAGATGTATCCGGTAGCTGACTACAAGTTCCATACATCTAGCTCACTAGGTATTATTGCGCGTGAGTACGAAGTTACTCAGCTAGTTCAGTTGCTACAAACCATGTCTCCTGACACCCCCATGTATCCTAAGTTGGTTATGTCTATCATTGATAACATGAACCTATCTAACCGTGAAGAGCTTATTAGAACACTTGAGCAAGCCAATACTCCTAACCCTGAAGCAGAGCAAGCTGCACAACAAGCTGAACAAGCAGCACAGCAAGCACAGTTGGCTTTCCAAGCTTCTCAGTCTGCTGCACTTAACGGACAAGCACAAGAGTCAGCAGCAAGGGCGCAGAAGCTTACTGTTGAAGCGCAGGTTATACCACAGGAGCTTGAGATTGATAGGATTAAAGCTGTAACAACTAACCTCAGAGCAGGTGACGCTGATGATAAAGAGTTCCAGAAGCGTATTGAAATGTCAAAACAAATGCTTAAGGAAAGAGAAATAGCTGTTAAGGAAGGAGTTAATATCAATGGCTAGAACTACTCCGGCAAAAGGTAAAGCTAAAGTTAAAATTACATCTGGAGGTAAGAAGGTAAGCTACGGACAAGCAGGTAAAGCTAAAGATGGTGGATCAAGGGTAAAGGCAGGTACATCTAAAGGAGATAGTTACTGTGCTAGAAGCCTTGGTATTAAGAAGGGTCTATCTAAAGATAAACAGAACGACCCTAACACCCCCAATAACTTATCACGTAAGCGTTGGAAATGTTCTGGTGCTAAGTCTAGGAGAAAGTAATGGCAGGACTATATGATAATATCCATGCTAAACGCAAACGTATTGCAGCAGGTTCTAAAGAGAAAATGAGAAAAGCAGGAGCCAAAGGCGCGCCAACTGCAAAAGCGTTTAAGAAAGCTTCCAAAACAACCAAGAGGAAATAAGATGCCATACGGTACAGGAACATACGGAACTAAAGTAGGAAGACCACCTGCTAAAAAGAAACCTGCTAAAAAGAAAAAAGTAAAGAAGTAATGAAGGGTCAAACTCACGGTGGTAAAGGAAGTACTCAAAGAAAAACAGACTCAAAGAAGTTTGGAAGTAATTGGGATTCTATTTATAAGACACCTAAAAAAAAGAAAACAAAAAAGAAATAGCTTGACTTTTACTTTATAGTATGGTATAATATATAGAGTAACTACCTTAATAACTGTCCTTATGGAGAAACAGTATATGATTGATAAAGAACTTGAACAATATTATAGCACATATCGCGACCTGTTTGCAAGCGAAGGTTTTAAACTTTTAGTACAAGACCTAACAAACAATGCTATGAATATTAATTCTATTGAAGCTACTAAAGATGCGAATGATATGTACTTCCGTAAAGGTCAAATGTCCATTATCGCAAGCATTGTAAACTTAGAGCAGCAAATAACTGCCGCTGAAGAAAGCGCAGAAGCAGACGAATCAGAAGAAGCTTAATGGCTTTACTTTTTGATTTTAAATGTGAAAACGGCCATGTGAACGAACGCATGGCTTATACCGACTGCACACACATGCCATGCCTTGATTGTAATGCAATGGCTAAAAAACTCATATCTCCTGTTCGTTCTGTCCTTGATCCCATCTCTGGTGATTTTTTGGGTGCTACAGCTAAGTGGGCAAGAAACAGAAAACAGAAGTTAGAGCAAGAACGCAAGGCCAACTCTTAATTTAGAAGCTTTGTATAATACACCTCCATAATGAGAATACTCACGGAGTTTAATAATGGCAACACTAATAGACGAGCGTCCTGAAAAGGAAGAAGAAAAGACAGAAGAACAAACAAGTCAACTTACAGCGGAACCTGAGTTACAGGAGACTCCCCAAGAAGACGCTATCCCTGACAAGTATAAAGGAAAGTCAACTGCTGACATTGTAAGGATGCATCAAGAAGCTGAAAAGTTACTTGGTAGACAAAGTAGTGAAGTAGGGGAGTTACGTTCAGTTGTTGATAACTACATTCAGACACAACTCGACACAACACCGCAAGCAAGCCCAGAACCTGAAGAAGACGTAGATTTTTTTACTGATCCAGATAAGGCGGTTGAAAAGGCAATTAGAAACCATCCGTCAATTAAACAAGCTGAAGCAGTATCTCAGCAGTATAGACAGTCAGCAGCTCAAGGTCAGCTACAAGAGAAACATCCTGACATGCAAGCTATCTTGACTGACTCTAAGTTTGTTGATTGGATCAAAGCATCAAAAATCCGTACACAGCTTTTTGCACAAGCAGACTCACAGTATGATTACGAAGCTGCTGACGAGCTTTTCAGTAATTGGAAGGAACGTAAGCAAGTAGTGACTAAATCTGCTGCTAATGAAAAAGCAAGCCGTAAGACCGCAGTTAAGGCAGCCTCCACAGGTAACGCCAAAGGCAGTGGTGAGACAGCTTCACGGAAAATCTATAGACGTTCAGACATTATTAGACTTATGAAGGACGACCCTGACAGGTATTTATCCTTGAGTGACGAGATCAGTCAAGCGTATCAAGAAGGTAGAGTCCGCAACTAAAACTCTTTAAGGAAGTATTATCATGGCAACATCAGTATATCCCAATATGGGCGGTGCAGTAGACAACACTAGCGCAGCTAAGTTTATCCCAGAAATCTGGAGTGACGAAGTAATTGCAGCTTATCAGACTAACTTGGTTCTAGCTAACCTTGTTAAGAAGATGAGCATGACAGGTAAGAAGGGCGATGTTATTCACGTACCTAAGCCTACTCGCGGTTCTGCACACGCTAAAGTAGCTAACACTGCAGTAACTATCCAGAACTCTGTTGAGTCAGAAGTTTTGATTAACATTAACAAGCACTTTGAATTCTCTCGTTTGATTGAAGACATTACCGAAGTACAGGCTCTTGCTTCTTTGCGTCAGTTCTACACTGGTGACGCAGGTTATGGTCTAGCCAAGCAAGTAGACGATGATCTGTTTGCTCTTGGTAAGTCTTTTGGTAACGGTGATGGATCAGCTTGGAACACAAGTGCTGCTTTCCAAATCGCTGCTGACGGAACTTTGGAAGCGTTTGACATTGATGGCGCTGCTGACGTTAACTTATTCAAAGACAACTCTTTCCGTGCTTTGATTCAGAAAATGGATGACGCAGACGTACCAATGGACGGACGTAGCTTTGTTGTTCCTCCTTCACTACGTAACGAGATCATGGGTATTGATCGTTACTCTTCCTCTGATTTTGTAGATGGAAGAAGCACTCAAACTGGTAAGATTGGTGAGCTTTATGGGGTTGACGTTTTTGTTTCTACTAACGTTCCTATCATCGACACTACTGGCGGTGCTACTGTACGTGGCGCACAGTTGATCCACAAGGACACCAATGTTCTTGCAGAGCAACAAGCAGTTCGTTCACAAATCCAGTACAAGCAGGAGTTCTTAGGCACTCTATACACTGCTGATACTCTTTATGGTTGTCAAGTTATGCGACCAGAAGCCGGCTTTGTACTAGCTGTAAACTAAGTTAGGTAGTAAACTAGGGGATTCCTTTCGGAGTCCCCTTTTCCTTTTGTTTGTTTCTGTAGGAGCTATTAATGGCTATATTTAGAGGTGATGGCGGTGCAGGTGATTCCAATACGGATTCCATGTTATCGTTAGTTACAGCACAAGCGGTAATAGCTACTACAAAAGCAAGCGATGCAGCCGCTAGTGAAGTAAGTGCTAGTGACTCCGCAACAACCGCAACAACCAAAGCAAATGAAGCAAGTACATCAGCAACTAACGCAGCTAACTCTGCAACAGGCGTAGCAGATTACGCAACAGCGGCAGCTAATAGTGCCACAGCAGCAGCAAGTTCAGCCAGTACAGCATCTTCAAGTGCTACAACAGCTACAACAGCTAAAAATAACGCAGAGACTGCTGAGACCAACGCAGAGACCGCTGAGAGCAACGCAAGCACAAGTGCAGCCACTGCTACCACTAAAGCTTCGGAAGCCGTTACAAGCGCAGCTACGGCCTCTACAGGGGCATCTACTGCAACGACCAAGGCTAGTGAAGCAGCCACTAGTTCCGGCAGTGCTTCTACTTCAGCAAGTACAGCAACTACACAAGCAAATAATTCAGCAAGTTCAGCAACAGCATCAGCTAATTCTGCAACTGCTTCTTCCGGCTCTGCAAGTGGTGCAGCTACTTCAGCATCTAATGCAAGTGGTTCTGCTACAGCAGCATCTAACAGCGCCACAGCAGCCAATAGTTCTGAGACAGCAGCGGCCACATCAGCTACCAACGCTGCTAACAGCGCCACAGCATCAGCAGGCAGTGCATCTACAGCTACAACTAAAGCTAGTGAAGCAGCTACCTCTGCAACTAATGCAGCCTCTAGCGCATCTACAGCATCTACTCAGGCAAGCAATGCAGCTAGTAGTGCAACTGCTGCAGCTACTGCTGAAACCAATGCTGAGACTGCAGAGACTAATGCTGAAACTGCTGAGACTAATGCAGCCTCTAGTGCTTCAGCAGCAGCCAGTAGTGCAACAGCGGCAGCTAATAGTGCTACAGCAGCGGCAGCGGAATTATCTACAGCAGCACTAAAGGCTAATAACTTATCTGACTTAGCTAATGCAGGAACAGCACGTAGCAACTTAGGCTTAGGTACAGCGGCTACTACAGCAGCTAGTGCATACGCTACAGCAGCCCAAGGCACAAAGGCAGACAACGCTTTAGTAGCATCTACTGTATCAGCCTATGGTGCTACGCTTATAGATGATGCTAACGCAGGTGCAGCTAGGACTACATTGGGCTTAGGAGACATAGCAACAACAGCAATCTCAGCATATGCTACAGCAGCCCAAGGCGCTAAGGCAGACTCAGCTTTACAATCCAACTCAACTTTAAACGCAGACAACATGACTTCCGGTACGCTACTAGGTGGAACATACTAAAGGTATATAACTATGGCAACAAAAATTGTAACTAAAAATAGCTCCACAGCAGGTAGCGCACCTTCAGCAAGTGATCTTGTACAAGGTGAACTAGCGGTAAACGTAGTTGACAAACGACTGTATACTGAGAACAACTCAGGCGCTATTGTTGAGCTAGGCACTAATCCTGCAGGTGCTGTAACAATGGCAAGCACTCTAGCTGTCACAGGCAACGTAGACTTTAATGGCGATTTAGACGTAGACGGCACAACTAACCTTGATGTCGTGGATATTGATGGCGCTGTGGATATGGCAAGCACGTTGCAAGTAGACGGTGCGGCTACGTTTAATTCTACCGTCACAGCCGATGGTCTTACTGTTGAGGGTGAAATTACTGGCCCTGCTACAAACAACTTAACAATACGCTCTAAGTATAGCGCCACCATAGATATTGACTCTGACAATAACCAGACTGATAGAAACTTTCAGGTTATACATGACGGTTCAAAGCTAATATTAAAAGCAGAAGAAAGTGGCGATGTGTCATTCTACGAGGACACAGGCACAACGCCAAAGTTCTTCTGGGATGCTTCTGCGGAGTATTTAGGTCTTGGTACAGCAAGTCCTGACACAAACCTACACGTTTATCACGCCACTAGAAACGGTATTGCTTTAATTGAAAGTGGAGATGCAGATGTAAGTCTTTACCTAAAAGACGGTAATAGCACAAGCATAAGTGCTGTAGGTATTGGTGCGACAACAGATGACTTGACTCTAAGAGCGGGCAACGCAGAACGCATGCGCATAGACTCAGCAGGTAACGTGGGTATTGGTACTTCGACATTTACAGGCGCTAATACTTTCATGGACGACTTAGTTGTGTACAACGCAACTGCGGGTACGGGCGCTGGGTTAAGTATCATAGGCAACGCTACAAACGGTTATTCTAGTATAGCTTTTGGCGACACTGCTGATTGGGACACGGGTCGCTTGCAGTATAATCATGCAGATAACAGTATGGCTTTCCATGCTAACTCAGCAGAAGCCATGCGCATAGACTCATCAGGCAACCTGTTGGTGGGTAAGACTAGCTATAACTCTGCTTTGCAAGGAGGCCAGATAGGGACTAATGGCATTGGTGCATTTACCACGGTTAATGCCTTCGCAGGTATTTTCAACAGGACAGGTACAGACGGTTCGCTTGTAGACTTCCGCAAAGACGGCGCACCCGTAGGTAGTATTGGTGTTGAAGGCAGTAGACCCTATTTTGCAAATGATGATACTGGTGGCTTTTCAATTAGTAGTGCTGGTTATATTATCCCTGCAACTTCTACAGGTGCTGTTTCAGACGCTACTAAAGACTTGGGTATTTCAGGCGCACGCTTCAAAGACCTCTACCTATCAGGCGGTGTTAAGAATACCAGTAGCATATATATGGGTCGCACCGACTTAAACACCTCAGTTTGGATTGGTAACTCTACTGTAAATGCAGGCACTAGCGGTGGCGCCGCTAGAGATAATGCGGTTGACTTAGGATACTCAGGCTCTCGCTGGAAAAACCTCTACCTATCAGGCGGTGTCTACCTAGGCGGCACAGGCGCGGCTAATAAGTTGGATAGCTATGAGGAGGGAACTTGGACACCTACGTTATATGCGGCAACAACTGGAACAAATAGAGTTGTAGCACATACAGCTTCTACTTACACCAAAATAGGAAGACTTGTTATATGTAAAACATTCCTAAACAATATTAACGGGACAGCTTTAAACGGTGACTCAGGCACTATTACTCTAAGTGGCTTGCCGTTTACTCCCAGCGCGTATGGGAATTTACGTAGCGTCTATAACGGTCTAAGTACTGTAAACCCAACAGCTTATGTTTCTTCCGCAGCAGTAAGTTTACTTAGGGACGATACGCAAGCAACTCTTACACCTACATTTATCAATACGGGAACTGTAGGTATTATGCTTGAGCTTACATTTGAAACAGCCGCATAACAACCATACGCCTATCGGACGGTAGGCACAGACAGGAGCAACACAATGGCTTTAGAAAAAGTAATATCAGAAGACAAGATTGAAATCGTAGGTGACTACAAGACAGTACAAGTACGCACTTGCACCAAAGTCCTAGAAGACGGCGTAGAGCTATCCTCAGGCTACCACAGACACGTAGTAACCGCAGGACAGGACTACAGCAACGAGAGTGCAGAAGTACAGGCTATCTGTGCCGCTGTTCATACAGACGCGGTTATTGCCGCATACACCGCATCACTAGAATCAGGAGTTTAATCATGGCAGTAACTTGGACAGTAGCAACACTAGAAAGAAACTCATCAGACGACGGAGTAGTAGTCGCTCATTGGAGAGCTAATGACTCTGAAGGCGAACACTCAGGTAGTAGCTACGGCACTTGTGGCTTTACGCCCGACAGTACTGCTGAAGGCTTTACAGCCTATGCAGACATTACAGAAGCTCAGGCTATTGGATGGGTTAAGGACGACATGGGCGAAGACGCTGTAACGGCTCTTGAAGCCTCTATAGCCGCCCAGATTGAAGAGTCTAAAGCTCCTGCTGTAGCTGTTGGAGTTCCTTGGTAATGAGCGATAACACTATTTCAATTCCAACTTGGGCATTACCTTTGGTAGTGTCCTTGTTCGTTGGTGCTATCTCTTATGGTGCGGCACAGGCTAATGCTGAAGCTACCTCTAGTGAAGTAAAGCGTATACAAGTTATCGTTAAAGAAACTGCTGTTAAAGCACAAGCTAACGGTCAGGCTGTAGCAATAACAGAAACGAAGGTTGATGCTATTGTTGACTCTCTCGCTAGGCAAGAGAAGATTCAAGAGCAGACCAATGAGCAGATACAAGCTCTAGTCCAAGCGTTACTGGCTAAGTAATGAAGCTAGTCGTTGCCTTGGTGTTTCTTTTCAATGGTGAAATTGATCACGATAAGACAATGTATTTTCAAGAGCTAAATGCTTGCATGTACTACGCACAGAACTATAGTAGAGAACGAAGTTACTTTGAGCCTACTGAATGCAAATGCAAATTAGCTTGGGTCGATAGGAAGACAAAGGTACTAAAGTGAACACTCTTGTGTTTGCTTTAATGCTTGAAACTCTTGTTGATGGGTACGTTGATAAAGTTAGCCAGTTTGGATTGTTTGAAGATTTAGATCATTGCATTTACTTTGCGCGACGCTTGACCCTGCAAGGTGATCCACAATATGAAGTTCCTTATCGGTCTTATTGTCTACCAAAATTTGTTGATTCAAAAACTGTAGTAATATTTAAGAGGTAGAGATGAGCGAAGATTTTAAAGACCCTAAAGTTATTGGTGGACTTATACTGGCTATAATTTTATGCATAGCTACTGTTACAATAATAGTCGTAGAGAGATTCTAACAATGGTTGAAGAAACTAAACAAGTAATTGACGTAGCAGCAGCTTCAACAGCAGTTCTCTCTATGGCTGCTTGGCTACCACCTACAGCTTCCATACTGACTATTGTATGGTTAGGTATACGTATTTGGGAGTCTGACACAATCCAAGGTTTATTTGGTAGGAAATCTAAGTAAACTTTATCTTGACTTTTAGCTAAGGATATGCTATAATAATGAGTATATTAAATAGTTTGATAAAACCAATAACTAGTATATTAGATAAAGTTATTGAAGATAAAGATACTAAGAATAACATAGCTTTTGAATTGGCTACTATGGCAGAGCGTCACGCCCAAGAGTTAGCCAAAGGTCAGTTAGAAGTTAATAAAGTTGAAGCAGCACATAAGAGTTTATTTGTGTCAGGTTGGCGACCTGCTATTGGTTGGATATGTGGATTAGCTTTACTCTACTCTACAATCTTAGCGCCCATCTTAGGCATCTGGTTTACTGTCCCTCCTGTAGATAGTTCATTGCTCACTAGCGTACTTATGGGTATGTTAGGTCTAGGAGCCATGCGTTCTTATGAGAAGAAAAATAACGTAGCGAGAGATAACTAATGGCAAGGTTTCCACAAAGTTTTAATAGAACTAGCAGTCCTTTTGCTAGTACTTTTGACGAGCCTGAGTTTGAAGTCAGGCCTGCTCCTGCTGCTCCTGCTCCTACGGCACCTAAGCCTAAAGCCCCTGCGCCTTATGATGACAGCAATCCTCCTTATCCTAGAGCAACACCTAAGCCTCCTGTAGCTCCTGTAGCTCCTGTAGCTCCTGTAGCTCCTGTAGCTCCTGTAGCTCCTGTAGCTTTGCCAACAAGAACAACAGACGGTTTGTTTTCAGACCTTATACCTAAGCCTACAACTCCTACAATAGACCCTTGGGATGATTCTAATATTTATGATCCTAAGCCTTCTCCTACAATTACGCCTACAATTACGCCTACAATCACGCCTACACCTGCTGAACCCTCTGATGAACCTGTTACACCTGAAGAGTGGACACTACCTGAGTACGCTTATGGTATTAAAGTTTCTGATGATCCTGCATTAGCAGCGGCACTACAGCGTCAGCATGATAACCCTAACCAAAGATTCCCTTTACTTGAACACTACGAAAAATTATATCAAGCAAATACCTACGAGTGGGGCGAAGCAACACAGTATACATCAGCGGAAGAAGGTTTGTCTAATTATGGTACTGAATATGAAAACATGGAAGAACAGTTCCGCGAGCATACTGTTTTTAATAATGCACAACTATATAGAAACGAACAAGAACAACAAGAAAACTTAGGTTACAACCCTGCAGGTATTAACGCAACATCAGAAAGGATGCTTGCTTATTTAGAAGCAAACAACATTCCTTTATCTAAAGAAATAGGTGGTCAGACAGTTTACCTTAATCTTGGTAAAGATTTAATGCAAGCACCGGCAGACCAGATTTATTATGGTGATTCTGGTCTTGATCCCACAGACGACCAAGGTGGGCGCGGAGATAACTTAGGAAAGTTTACAAACTTTGGAGAAGTAGGTACTTATTCTACAGTTTACATAGCACCTGAGAGTGATTGGGACAACCCTTGGATGCAAGCTATGGGTGTAGTTTTCCCACAGTTCGGTGCTATGCTTGCAGCTATGAAGGGTTTGTCAGGTGAAACATTGCATGGGGATGATTGGCTTGCAATGACAGGTGCTTTTGAAGGCGCACCTAATTTTGGTGACATGTCTCCAGAACAAGTTAATAATTTAATTGGAGAGGTTCAAGATGTTTACAACGAATCTCAAGTAGAAGATGATGAACAAGACGAACTAGAAGCAGCTATACAGGCAGCTATACAGGCAGCTATAGATAGCGGATCAGAATCAATTTTTGATGAAGATGGGAATATAATTTATCCAACAGGAACTTTACCTGAAGGGCCAGATGATGGCCCTGAAATAGAACCTTATCCTTATGATGAAGAACCTATTGTAGCTGATCCTATTGTTGTTGGTGAAACAGATGCTGATGCTGCTGCAGATGCTGCACAAGCAGAAGCAGAAGCTCAGGCACAAGCAGAAGCTCAGGCACAAGCAGAGGCTCAAGCACAAGCAGAAGCAGAAGCTCAAGCACAAGCAGAGGCTCAGGTTGCTGCAGATGCTCAGGCCGCTGCAGATGCTCAGGCACAAGCTGAAGCAGATGCTCAAGCACAAGCAGAAGCAGAAGCTCAGGCCGCTGCAGAAGCAGAAGCAGAAGCAGAAGCAGAAGCTCAGGCCGCTGCAGATGCAGAGGCTCAGGCAGCTGCTCAAGCTGCTGCAGATGCACAGGCTGCCGCAGATGACGCAGCAATACAAGCGGCCTTAGATGCTGAAAATGAAGCTGCTGCTCAGGCTGCTGCTGATGCTCAGGCTGCCGCAGACGCTGCTGCTCAGGCCGCTGCAGATGCTCAAGCTGCTGCAGATGCTCAGGCCGCTGCAGATGCTGAGGCCGCTGATGAAGCTGAAGGAACAGGCGGTGAAGGTGGTGAAGAAGGTAACAATACAGGCGAAGATGCTGAGGATGAAGGTGAAGGAGTAGCAGAAGAAGAAGACCCTGAACCCACAGATGTAAGGACAAGACAAGTACCTAACCCTGATTTTAATCCTGAAGTACATGATAGCAGTATTCAACGTCAAATATATGAAGCTGTTTTAAACGAAACAGACCCTGCAATGAGGGAAGCTTTAGAAGCAGAATATGAAAACATGGGTGGGCATCACTCTGAAGAGTTGTCAAACAATCAGTCTTATGATGATACTTATGGTAATTACCCTCCTGACTACATACAAGAAGAATACGACTATGAAACTTTTAATGAAGACGTTTTTGCTTCTCAGTATCCTGATGGATTTTTAGGTGGTTCTTTTAATGATTTAGATTCTAATAATGATGGTCTTGTTAGTGAAGACGAGTTGTACGATTGGGAGCATAATGTTTCTGGAGAAACTGAAGAAAACATAGATGATATTTTACAAAATGTAACTAACAGTGTTCAACAAGCTCAAGCTGTTGCTGAGGCATTAGCGGAGGCACAGATAGAAGCTGACGCAGCTTTAGCGGAAGCTCAAGCACAGGCACAGGCTGCTGCGGATGCTCAGGCTGCTGCAGAAGCAGAGGCAGCTCAGGCAATTGCGGATGCTCAAGAAGCTCAGGCTGCTCAGGCTGCTGCGGATGCACAAGCAGTTGCGGATGCTGAGGCTGCTGCAGAACAAGCTACTGCAGATGCTGCACAAGCAATTGAGGATGCTGAGGCTGCTGCAGAACAAGCTGCTGCAGACGCTGCTCAAGCAGTTGCGGATGCTGAGGCTGCTCAAGCTGCAGCTGAAGCACAGGCTGAAGCTGCTGCTCAGGCACAAGCAGAGGCTGAGGCTGCAGCGGAAGCAGCTGCTGAAGATGCTGCAGATGCTCAAGCTGCACAGGCTGCAGCAGAAGCTCAGGCACAAGCTGATATTGCTGCTGCAGACGCTGCTCAAGCACTTGAAGATGCAGAAGCTGCACAGGCTGCTGCAGATGCTCAGGCTGCTGTAGAAGCAGATGCTGCAGAGGCAATTGCGGATGCTGAGGCTGCTGCAGAACAAGCTGCTGCAGACGCTGCTCAGGCAATTGCGGATGCTCAAGCTGCTGCAGATGCTCAAGCTGCTACAGATGCACAGGCAGTTGCAGATGCTCAAGCTGCTGCAGATGCTCAAGCTGCTACAGATGCACAGGCAGTTGCGGATGCTCAGGCTGCTCAAGCAGAAGCAGAAGCAGAAGCTCAGGCTGCTGCAGATGCTCAAGCACAAGCTGAGGCAGATGCTGCGGAAGCAGTTGCTGACGCGCAAGCTGACGTTACAGATGCTGAGGCTGCTCAGGCACAAGCTGAAGCAGATGCTGCTGCTGCCGCAGATGCTCAAGCACAAGCTGAAGCAGATGCTCAGGCTGCTACGGATGCTCAAGCACAAGCTGAAGCAGATGCTCAGGCTGCCGCAGATGCTCAAGCACAAGCTGAAGCTGATGCTGCTGAAGCAATTGCAGATGCTGAGGCTGCTCAGGCACAAGCAGAAGCAGATGCTGATGCTGCTGCAGATGCTCAAGCAAAAGCAGAAGCACAGGCAAAAGCGGCTGCTGAAGCACAGGCTGAAGCAGAAGCACAAGCACAAGCCGCAGAAACTGCTGCAGATAATTTAGCTGCTGAAGCTGCCCAGAACGCTGCTGATGCTGCTGATGATTTAGCACAGGCTGAGGCAGAGGCTGCTGAGGCTGCTGCTGACGCTGCTAAGGCTGCTGAAAAAGCAGCACAAGATGCTCAAGATGCTGCTGATGCTTTAGCTGAAGCAGAAGCAGAGGCTGCTCAGGCTGCCGCTGATGCTCAGGCTGCTGCTGAGGCTGCTGCAGAGGCTTCTGAAAAAGCAATAGCTGAAGCTGCTCAGGCTGCTGCAGATGCACAGGCTGCCGCAGAAAATGCAGCTGCAGAAGCAAAAGCCATAGCTGACGCTAATGCAGAAGCTGCTGCTGAAGCTCAGGCTGCTGCGGATGCTCAGGCACGTTCCGATAGTTTAGATGCCGCTATTAACGCGGTGGGTAACGGAACTGGTACTGGAACTGGTAGCGGATCAGGTTCAGGTTCAGGCTCAGGTTCTGGTTCAGGCTCAGGTTCTGGCATGGGAGGTGGCGGTACAAGAACTACTGATTCTTTATTTAAAGATATGCTTACTTTAAAAACAAAAGTAGCTGACACTCAACAAGCATTAGCTTTTGATCGTTATGTCCCACAAGAGCAAGCTGCTGCTTCTTCAGCACGAAATGATATTTTACAACAGTTTATAAACTCACAACAACAAACAGCTTCTCCTAGACGACAAGGTATGCTAACAGATGCTAAACCAACAAGAAGGTTCCCTTACTAATGACATACTTACAACTTGTAAACAGCGTACTGCGTAGAATTAGAGAAGATGAAGTCTCAAGTGTTTCTCAAAATAATTACTCAAAGCTTATAGGGGAGTTTGTTAATGATGCTAAACGTACAGTAGAAGACTCTTATGATTGGACTGCCTTACGTACTACATTAACTGTTTCTACTATTGATTCAGTTTTTAACTATACTTTGATTGGTTCTCAAAACAAAATGAAGATTCTTGATGTCGTTAATGACACATCTAACTTCTTTATGCAGTATAAGTCTTCTCACTGGATGAACAATGCTTTTTTAATTGATGATGTTCCTAAAGGAACACCTCAGTTTTATAGCTTTAATGGTGTAAACGCTAATGGCGACAATGGTGTAGATTTATATCCTAAGCCTGATAAAGTATATCAAGTAAGGTTTAACGTAGTATTACGTACACATGATTTTACAGCAGATTCAGACATATTAAGCATCCCTTCTTCTCCTGTAGTTCAAATAGCAACTGCTTTGGCTGCAAGAGAGCGTGGTGAAACTGGCGGTACTAGCGCAGCAGAGTTGTTTGGTTTAGCTGATAGGACACTATCTGATGCTATTGCTTTTGATGCAGCACAACATCCTGAAGAAACTATCTGGTACTCTTAAATGGCACAACAATTACAAAACATTACAGTAGCAGCACCGGCTTTCTTTGGTCTTAACACACAGGACTCTCCTATTGGTGTCAACCCTTCGTTTGCCTCTGTTGCTGACAACTGTGTTATTGATAAGCTAGGGCGTATTGGCGCGCGTAAAGGTTGGGATGTTGTTTCTACTAATGGTTCTTCTGTATTAGGAAGTAGCCGTGGTATAGAAACAGTGTTTGAGTTTGTAGATCAAAGCGGAACTAAGGTAGTCATATCTGCAGGTAACAATAAAATATTTAAAGGCACTAGTACTCTTGTAGACATTACACCTAGTGGTTATACCCCAACAGCTAATAACTGGAAGTGTGTTACCTTTAACAATCACTTGTATATGGTACAGTTAGGACATCAACCTTTGCTCGCTACGGATGAGTCAGGGTCTTTTGTACTAGAGGCTGTAGCTGACCACTCACATTCTACAGGTACAATGCCTATAGCTAATGAAGCCTTAGCTGCTTTTGGTAAGTTATGGGTTACAGATATTGTAGGTAACAAGCACACAATCTATTGGAGTGATACACTTAATGGTCATGCTTGGACAGGCGGTGCTTCAGGAAGTCTTAATCTAACAACTGTTTGGCCTACTGGTCACGATGAGGTAGTTGCACTAGCTGCTCATAACAACTTCTTAGTAATCTTTGGCAAGAAGTCTATACTTGTGTACTCAGGAGCATCTTCTCCTGCTACTATGACCCTTGCGGATACTGTAGAGGGCGTGGGTTGTATAGCGCGTGACTCAGTACAGCATACAGGGACTGATATTTTATTCTTGTCGGACTCAGGTGTGCGTAGCTTTGGTAGGACTATACAAGAAAAGTCTATGCCCATGCGTGACATTAGTAAGAATGTTCGTACTGATTTAATGCATTTAGTACCTTTACAAAATAATGCTATTAAGTCTATATACAGCGCAGATGAAGCATTTTATCTTTTAACATTACCGGATAGTAACTTAGTGTTTTGTTTTGACATGCGGTCTCCTTTGGAAGATGGGTCACAACGAGCAACAACGTGGTCTAGTCTTTTGCCTTTGTCTATGGAAGTGCTTGAGGATGGTTCAATATACTTTGGTCTTGTTTCAGGGATAGTCAAGTATAATGGTTATTTAGACGGAACAAATAAGTATCAGATGCGTTACTTTAGTAATCCAATGGACTTTGGTAACTCTTCTAACTTAAAGTTTTTAAAGAAGTTTAACATTACTGTTATTGGTGGTCAGAATACTAACTCTACTTTAAGTTGGGGTTATGATTATAGTACTAACTATACTAAACAAGTGTTTAGTTTAACAGGCACAAGTAATGCAGGGGAATACGGTATTTCAGAATACAATACAACCGCAGAATATACAGCCTCTGCTGTAATTAACACACCAAAAGTCAACACTAGTGGTAGCGGTGAAGTAGTGACTATTGGTATTGAATCTGAGCTTAACGGTTCAGCCTTTTCCATTCAAAAAATTGACATACACGCTCTACTAGGGAGACTCATTTAATGTCCAACTATACAAAGACTACTAACTTTGCGACTAAAGACTCTCTCAGTTCGGGTGATGCGAACAAGATTGTTAAAGGTGCTGAAATTGACACAGAATTCAACAACATTGCCATAGCTAGTGCTACTAAAGCCAACACAGCTGAACCTACATTTACAGGGACAGTTACTGCTCCTACTGTAGTTGTTACAGGCACATTAACGGCTAACACAATTACTGGAGGAGCGTACTAATGGGTATTTATGGAAATCCTAATCAAAATCCCGCAATAGGTTTTGGTGTTCCGTCTCCTGACTTAGCCCCGAACACACCGGCAACTGGCGGTTTTTTTGATAACTTTAATTTTGGGGATGCTTTGAGAGGAGGAGCTTCCTACTACTTAGGCTCTGAAAACATAGACGCTGCAAAACAGTTAGGAAGAGAAGCGCAAGAAGGTATGGGAGCTTTGGCTGCCACTGCTCAAGAAGGTACTGCATTTAAACCTTATACTGTAACTAGTGGTTTAGCTAACGTAGGCACAACTGCTGAAGGTGGTTATGGTATCAGCCTATCTCCTGAGCAAGAGGCTCTACAGCGACAGCTAATGGGTCAAGCAGCAGGTTTGTTTGGTCAAGTAGGTCAAGACCCTGCAGCACAGCAATCAGCTATCTACGAGCAACTAAGGGCTACTCAGCGGCCTGAAGAACAACGTCAGCGTTTAGCTACCGAAGAGCGTATGCTTTCTCAGGGTCGATTAGGTATGCAGTCTAATGCTTATGGGGGTGCTTCTCCTGAACTATTAGCACAGGAAACTGCTCGTCAGGAAGCAATGAGTCGTGCCAATATAGGAGCAAGACAGCAAGCTTTAGCAGAGCAACAGCAAGCTTTAGCCGGAGGACAAGGGTTACTACAGGCAGGCTACTCTCCACAACAGCAAGCATTAGCTATGTTGCAAGGAAGTGCAGTACCTGCAGGATATGCAGATATTGGACGTAGAACAGGTGCAGAACTAGGTTCTCAATTAAACTTGGGTGGTTTAGAAGGTCGTTTAGGTGCTGAAGATTTAGCAAACAGATTACAACTACAGCAGGGACAAGGAGTCCTAAACGCTCTACTAGGGCAGTCTGTTAACCCTATGCAGCAAGCTCAGTTAGATAAGATTTATGGAGAGTTAGGAATACCAACGCCTGACTTAGGTGGTTTGTTTGGTAGTATATTTGGAGGGGGCTAATACAATGGCAAATAGAGATTTAGTAGGAATGCTTACAGGCATTAACTCAGCACAAAGACCTAATCCAAACGCAAGCTCAGATGATTGGCGTATGCAATTTGGTGAACAACAGGCTCAAAACCTTAACGTTGCAACAGGAAAACCTACTCCTGAACAAGCTATCCAAATGGGCATGGGAAAGTTAAACCTAAACACAGTTGACGGTTTAAAAACTATGGCTCAGATGCAACAGCTGCGTGGTGATATGGCAGGAGCTGCTAAGACTGCTTCTATGATTCAAGCTATGAGGCAAGCACCTCTTGATGCTGCTGAAAAGAAGCGGATAGATGAACGTGATTATGATTTAAGAAAAAGGGAAGTAGAAGTTAAAGAAAGAAGCCCCGATATTAAAAACCCTGCGTTAATTCAGGAATATAACTTTGCTAAGAATGAAGGTTACGAAGGTACTTTTATGGAGTTTGTAGCTGCTAAAAAGTCACCTCTAGTTTCTACTCAAAACACCCCTCAACAACAAAGAGACACCCAGAGAATAGCTGCTCAAAGTAAGTTATACGAGAGGACACAAGAACAAATACCTGCGGCTCAAAAAAACCTAGGAACAGCAAAAGGTATTTTAGGTATTGTTTCTTCAGGTGAGGCCACTGGGCAAGCAGGAGCAACTGTTGCTAGTTTTGCAACATCTATACAAAGCACCTTAGAAGTTCTTGGTATAGCTGTTCCAGAAGAAATAGCAACCAAATCAGGTACTTTGGCACAAATGAAAAGGTATGCAGGAGAAGCTTTAATGCCTTTTATTGAACAACAAGGTAGAGGCTTCACTGACACAGAAAGAGAATATTTTTTAAAGAATGTTATTGCAGGTTATGACCAACCTTGGCAGTTTAATGATGCTTACGGTACAGTTTTACTAAGCAAGTCTTTATCGGAAATAGAACAAAATAATTTTGCTTATGCAGTTTCTATTTCAGATGATTTGTTAGACAAACCCCCTCAAAATCTATGGTCAGATTATGAACGAAAAGTGCCACGTTTAAAAGTAGGCACTAAGACTAGAGGCGGTAAGAGTTATGAAGGTGCGATTGTTATTCAAGATAATGAAAACCTTAGCCAATACTGGACTAAAGAGTCTCCTAAAGGATTTAAAGTCGCTAACGGAGAAAACCCTCCTATAGAGTATGCTTGGGAAGACTTAGAAAAAACCGCTAAATATCGTAATCAAACTGTGCGTGAACTGTTAGTTGATTTTTCTAGGGGCGGTGATTTAATAGGGGGCATATACTAATGAGTATGGTAATACTTCCTGATAAATATAAGAATCCGAACAAAGAAACTGACAGTAATGGTAGAGTTATGCTGCCTGAAGGGTATCTTTCTTATAATCAAGAATTGCAAAGAATTGCGATTCAAAAAGAAACTGATGCTATAGAAGAATATAAAAGCTCTTTAACCCCTTACGACCCTAACGAACTACCGTCTTTACCTCTAGAGAGAGAAGCTTTAAACCAAGGGCTGAACAGAGATACTAAAATAGAGGAAATAATTAAAGACGTTAAACTTAGAACTTCACCGTTGACTAACCCTGTGTTAGAAGTAATGAATGCCATAAACTCCGGCATTATAGGTAGTGCTTGGGACTTAGCTGTTGCAATCCCTCAAGTTGGTATAGGAATGTACAATAAAGCTACTACAGGGGAGTTTGATTACCCTTCAATTGAAAAACCAAAAGCTTTAACAAACCAAACGTATGTAGCTAATGTTGATGACGCAGAAATCTTAGATAAAGGTGCTTTATACGTTCAACTTGGTGTGGGTATGAACTTAGCTGCGCGTCAGTTGGTTGGCAGTTTAGGGCGTAATTTTGCAAAAGACATTACTATTAAAGAAGTAGGAACAGGCACAACAATTAAAAAGGCCAAATCAATGCCTTTTTTAGGTGCTGAAAACGCTAGACGCGGTGTTGTAAGGGACATAGCTTCTACTCCTCTTTCTACGGAAGTGGGGATAGGTCTTGCTATGGTAGCTTCAGGTGCCGTAGGAAAAGCACAAGACGTAAAAGTATTAGGAGTAGACCTATTAACCTTACCTTCTGAGTTAGCCGGTGGGGTTTACGCTGCTGCTAAGATGGCACCAAAACAAACATCAGCCGTTTTAAATGCATGGGAACAAAAGTTTGGTAAAGAGCCTGTTTTTGTTGCAAGTAAAAAAATAAGAGGACAGTCTGTAAGCCCTGTGGAAGCTAAACAAGCGTTAGAAGCATCTACAGGCGAAGAGGTTTTATCAGTAGCTGTTAGAACAGAAGACTCAGGTGTTTTAACATTGGAGCGTTCTCTTGCTGCTACAGACCCTATATTTAAAACAAGGGTAGATGAAAGTATAGATTTAGCTCAAGGGTCTTTAGCTGACGAGTTAAGTAAGCTCACAGACCCAACTACTGGTTCCTACAATTGGGAAGCTTTTAAAGAAATGCTCCCTAAAATACAACAAGACTTGAGAAGTCAGGTAGATGATAGAGTTAATGTAGCTCAAGAAGAGTTATCTTTTATAGTACGTGCTTTTGAAAACGATCCAGTAAAGGCATCAAAAGAGTTTACAAAATCTTTTGATAATTTAATGTCTGATCTTACAGTTCAGGAGCAAAGATTGTGGCAACCTATAAATGATATAGTAACAGTCCCCACTCAATCTTTAAAAGCAGACGTAGCTAAAATTGTTAAGGATGCCAATAAATCTCAAAATTTACCTGTGGCTGAAATGTCTGAAATACTGGGAGTTGGTATACAAAGAACAAGCCAAGGTTGGAGAATAACAAATAACAAAAAACAAGCTACACAACCAACAGTAAAAATGTTAGATAAAGAAGCGCCTATAGTTTTGACCACACTGAGATCAAATCTTAATCAAACTAGAAGAGCCTCTGCAAGAGCTACAGATTCAAAAGACCGTTACGATCAAGAAATATTGTTTAAGCTACAAGAAGCTGTTTTAAAATCTTTAACTAACACTGCTGATACTGTAAATCCAGAACTGAGGAATAATTATTTAGCTGCTATAAGTTTTACTAAGAAGATGCACGAAGTCACTTCTAATGCTTCTTTAATACCTAAAGTAATTAAAGCAGAGCCTGAAAAGAAAGCAGCCACGTTGTTAGGAGGTAAAGATCAGGCAGACATGGCGATAGCTGCTAGGGAACTAGAGGAACTTTTTGGTATAATAGCTAACGATAACCCTGCTGCTAGTTCTCGTCTTTTAAAACAATCAGAACAGTTTATTTTTAATAAATTTGCTGACCAAGTTGATCCAACGGACTTGGCTTCTTTTGATCTTTTTATTGCTAAAAACCAAGACTGGTTTAGAAGGTTTCCTGAGGCAGGTAGAGTAATTGAAGCAGCAAGACAAAAAGCTAAAAATCAAGGAGTAATAGTAAAAAGCGCTTTAAAAGCACAAGAAGCCGCAAAAGCAAAAGAGTTTTGGAATATTTCAGGTAAAACCCCCGAAGCAGCTATGGATATTATCTTAAATGCCGCCAACCCTACTCAAGTATCCGCGCAGTTTAGAAAGTTATTATCTAAAAGCCCTGTTGCCGTACAGGAGTTTAAAGATAACATAGCTAAAAAAATAGCAGCGGAGTCTATGTCTATAGTAGATAGGCAAATTGCAGGGGCAGGGAAACAACAAGTAATACAAACAGTTCCTTTTGAAATAGCCTTAAAGAAATATGCCCCTCTAACAGGAGTATTTAACACTAAAGAGCTTAAAGGTTTAGAGTTGTTACATAAAAAATCTGTTCAAATAGCTAAATCAATACAAGCTAAAGGAGGAACAGAACATCTAGAAGGAAAAGGAACAAACCTAGCAATTCTTTTAACGGCTAAAGTTGTAGCCTTGAAAGCAGTTAGTGCGATAGCGGGATCACAATCTATTGTTTTGGCTAACAGTGCTTCTAACATAGCAGCTAAAGCAGTTAGAGGGTTGACAGATGATGTTGCCAACAATATTCTTAAAGAAGCTTATAAGAACGAAGAGTTAATGAAGATATTGCTGACTGAAAACATAACCCCTTCACAACTGAGCGTGTTAAACAGTAACAAGTTTCAATCAGGACGTACTTTGTTCAAAGCTTTGACAGAAGGTATACTACAAGAACCTGAACAAGAGTAACAAAAAGCCCCTTAGGTCTCCCTAGGGGGCTTTTGTATACTACAGTATACATTGTAAACTATAAGAAACACTTTAACGTACATATAAGTGTTGGCTAACTACACTATTTCGCATGTA